CAGGAAGAGGATTTGAAGATTTCATAAAGTTAAATAAAGATTTTGACAATATGGACTCGGATGGTTTAATAAAAGAGTATCTACAATCTACGAATTCAGAGTTGGATTCCGATGATATAGATGCATTGATGGAAGATTATCAATATGATGAGGACATCGATGATGACTCTTTTATTAAGAAAACAAAGATTGCAAAGAAGAAGGTTATTGGGGAAGCCAAGAAATACTTCAATCAACAGAAAGAACAATACTCTGTTCCTATTGAGTCAATAGGAGTTGGTGTTCCGGATGAAGAAAAAGAAGTATACGAGGCATACAAACAATACACCAAAGAAGCAGCGACTATTGATGAATCAAACAGGCGTAAGCGTGAATGGTTTGACCAAAAGACAAGTGAGGTTTTAAGCGATGATTTCAAAGGTTTTGATTTCAATATAAACGACAAAAAACTTTCATTTTCTCCCGGTAATCTAAGCGAGATTAAAAAGAATCATGCAACACCTCAGAACTTTATAAATAAGTTTTTAGATGAGAATGGTTTAATGAAAGACGCAGAAGGATACCATAGGTCGTTAGCTATGGCAATGAACCCCGACAAGTTTGCTAAGTTCTTTTACGAACAAGGCCAAGCTGATGCTACTGATGATGTTACGCGTAAGATTAAAAACATAAACATGTCTGAACGCAAGGTGTCTGAAGCTAGTACAAAGGTTGATGGAATGCAGGTCAAGTCTCTAAGCCCTGAGTCCGGTAACGGATTAAAAATTAGAAGTATGAAAAGAATTTAAAACTAAACTAAAACAAAATGGCTATATTAGCATCACCAACTTTTGGGTTGACTCCAAGCTCGGAGCAAGTCCCATTACAAACAAATTACATTACCAACTTTAACTTTTTAACTCAGTATCTTCCTGATACTTATGAGAAAGAATTTGAGCGTTATGGTAACAGAACAGTAGCTTCATTCTTACGTATGGTAGGAGCGGAGATGCCGTCAAACTCGGATATGATTAAATGGGCTGAACAAGGTCGTTTGCACACAAAGTACACAAACTGTGTTCCTGCTGCTGCTGCTGCTTCTAATACATCTGTATTTACTATTACAACTCCTGCTACAGGCCCGGGTGTAATTCAAGCAGGTAACCAACTTGCAATTCGTTTAGGTCAAACAGTTATGATTTTTGATAATGCTACGGGATTGTCAAACAAAGGAATCGTTATTGTTGCTCCTGCAGGTACTAACCCAACATTTACTATTACAGTAGCTTATTATGAGACCGGTGGTCAAACTTTTGCTGCTGCGTCTACTTGTTCTATTTGGGTATATGGTTCTGAATTTAAAAAGGGAACAAATGGTATGCAAGGTTCTTTGGAAGCTGAAGATACTATTTTCTCAAATTCTCCAATTATCATTAAAGATAAGTATGCAGTAAACGGTTCAGACATGGCTCAAATTGGTTGGGTTGAAGTGACTACTGAGAATGGTGCTACAGGATACCTTTGGTACTTAAAATCAGAACACGAAACTCGTCTACGTTTTGAAGATTATCTTGAAACTGCAATGGTTGAAGCGATTCCTGCAGGTGCAGGTTCGGGTGTTGCTACTCAAGTAACATTTACATCAGCGGGTAACAAAGGTTCAGAAGGTATCTTCTATGTTGTAAACAGCCGTGGAAACGTATGGGGTGGTGGTAATCCAACATCTCTTTCTGATTGGGACACTGTTATCTCTCGTTTAGATAAGCAAGGTGCTATTGAAGAAAACGTAGTATTTGTTAATCGTGATTTTGGATTTGACATTGACGATATGTTAGCTGCACAAAACTCTTATGGAGCTGCAGGTACATCTTATGGTCTATTTGACAATGACAAAGACATGGCGTTAAATTTAGGATTTACAGGATTCCGAAGAGGGTATGACTTCTACAAGACTGATTGGAAATACTTAAATGACCCAACAATGCGTGGAGGTATGCCTACAGCAGCAACTGCAAGTGGAAACATTACAGGATTGCTTGTTCCTGCAGGGTCTACAAATGTATATGACCAAGTTATGGGTAAAAATGCAAAGCGTCCTTTCTTACACGTTAGATATCGTGCTTCTGAAGCAGAAGACAGACGATACAAAACTTGGATGACAGGTTCTGCCGGAGGTGCTCAAACTAGTGACTTAGATGCAATGGAAGTTAACTTCTTGTCTGAGCGTGCTGTTTGTACTTTAGGTGCGAATAACTTTGTTTTATTCCGTTACGGAGTTTAATAATAATTTAATTTTCAAAAGGAGGGGCGCTTTGCTCCTCCTTTATTTTAGTAACTAAATCAAATCAAATCATAATGAAAGCAAACACAACATCAGTAGATAAGACCTACAAGCTGAAAAGCAATGCAACGCCAATCTCTTTTACGTTGCCATCAAGAAACACAACGAGGTTCCCACTTCTTTATTTTGATGAAGAGACTAATGTCAATAGACCTTTGCGCTACGCAAGAAATCAAAAATCACCATTTGAAGATGAACAAGACGGAAACTTTCTTCTTGAACCAATAATATTTGATGATGGATTCTTACGTGTTCCAAGGACAAATCCTGTACTACAGCAGTTTTTACATTATCATCCATTAAATGGATTTGCTTTTGTAGAAGTAGATAAAACAATTGATGCTGCTCAGGAAGTTGAGATGCTAAACTTTGAAGTAGATGCATTGATTGAAGCAAGGCAATTAACGATAGAGCAACTTGAAGTAGTAAGTAGAGTTATGTTCCAAAAAGACATAACAAATGTATCAACTGCAGAGTTACGCAGAGATGTATTGATTTATGCTAAAAGAGAGCCTAAGTCATTTTTAGAGATATTAAATGACCCTTTACTTAAACTGCAGTCTAATGTTCAAATGTTCTTCTCAAACAATGTATTGCAATTTAGAAATGGACAGCGTGAAGTATGGTTTAATACTAAAACCAATAAGAAGAAAATGATGGGTATCCCATTTGGTGAAGACCCATTTGAAACTGTTGCTTTATATTTAAAGTCAGACGAGGGGATTGAGGTATTGAAGTTCTTAGAAATAAGTTCAAAATAATTAGTATATTTGTACTTTATAAATAACTAAAACATTTTAAGATGAACAGGAAATATTTACAGTTTACAATTGGAGCTGCTACAGCCCTGCCAAGAGTATTGATTAGTGCTAACTCTGATTACTTCATAAGTATGCCTACGACAAGTACTTTGATGCTTCATAGCATTAACGCTTCTCATGCTACATCAGACCAAATAACTATTACATTTACTACTGCTGATGCTACTTATGAATCTCACTATGCAGTTATTGATGCTTTAGCAAGTGCTAATAGTGCATCATCTAATCCTGATGCGATTATCGTACCGATTTTACCAATGGTTGGAGCGACACAGCAATTAATTACTTCTGTAGTTCTTGCATAATATTTACATTATTTAATAGTTAGAAAGGGCACTTAGTTTAAGTGCCTTTTTTTATTTATCTTTGTAAAAAGAATAGCGTATGTCTGTGATGATAAACTCCGTAAGAAACACTGTAATAGCTGTATTAAATAAAAATAACTATGGGTATATTTCTCCATCTGATTTTAATTTATATGCACAACAAGCGCAGCTAGAATTGTTTATGAAGTATTTCTCTGATTACAATTCAATTGTAAATAAGGAGAACGCTAGAATGTCAGGGACAGACTATGCTGATTTTGGCAAGTCATACTCCGAGCAGATGGAGGAGTTCATCGTAACAAATACATTAACAAATACATCAGTAACAAGTACGCTTTCAAATGTATATTATCTTCCATCTTTAGTTACAACAGGAGACGAAGATTATATGATAAGCAAAGTACTATGTTATTCAAAGATACTTTCAAGTGGTGTAAATACTTCTGTTGTTGCGCTTCAGTTAGTAGACTCTTCAGCTAATTTTTTATTAGCAGGGGTTTCAATTGGAGATGTAGTTGTAAACACTTCTGTTTCTCCAACTGTAACGGCTACGGTAACATCTGTGTCTGCTACTATATTAGGTCTTTCAGTAAACATATTTACATTAACACCTCAGTCATATAGAGTTTTTGATTCTTCGGTTCAAAATGAAGCAGAAAAGGTTTCGGCAGGAAAGATAACATTACTAAATATGTCTCCAATTACATCTCCATCTGTAAACTATCCTGCATACACACAAACAAGTGATACGATAACTGTGTATCCGTCAAGCATTATAAACTTACCATCGCAAGTTGAAGCCACTTATTTTAGGTATCCAAAAAATCCAAAGTGGACTTATATTTCATTAGCGAATGGTGAGCCTGTATTTGACCAATCGCAACCTGACTATCAAGATTTTGAAGTAGGGTTTCAAAATGAAGTAGGATTAATTATTAAGATACTTGAATACTGTGGAATAACAATTAGAGAGGGGCAAGTATATCAATTTGCTAAACAGGAAGAGACCGAAAACAATGCACAAATACCATAAAAAATGACATATATATCACAATACGAATATTATGAAAATAATGGTAATAACCCTGAAGACTTAAATTGGGGGTCTTATCAATATGTTAGTTTAGCTGATGTTGTAACGAATTTTCTTTTAATGTACTCGGGAAACCACTCATTAGTTAATAATGAAGAGAGGTACAAGATATTATTCCACGCTAAACGTGCAGTTCAAGAGTTAAACTATGATGCATTTAAAGAGATAAAAGTTTTAGAACTAAATGTTCCAAATACATTACGATATATTCTACCATCTGATTATGTAAATTGGGTAAGGATATCGGTATATGAGAATGGCGTTCTAAGACCATTAAGTGAAAATATACAGACATTATCTTCGGGAGCATATCTTCAAGATAACCTTTCAAATATATTGTTTGACCAAGATGGAAATGCTTTATCTCCTCAGAACTCAGCTATAGATTATGATAGAATTACAGGAACAAAGAAATCAATCTATCTAAACAAAGGAAACCAATTTGATAATCAAGCAGGGTATAATGTAGATGGTTTTTGGTATTTTGATTATGCAATTGGAACAAGATATGGACTTAATACAGAGACAGCAAATGCTAACCCTACATTTAATGTAGATAAAAAGGCAGGTGTGATTAATTTTGATTCAGGAATGTCAGAAAGATTATGTATTCTTGAATATGTTTCAGATGGTATGGAGAATGGAGACAATTCTCTAATAACAATAAATAAATTATTTGAGGCTTATATTTATGCTTACATAAAATATGAGGTTTTAAACGCTAAATTCGGCGTTCAAGAATATGTTATTCAAAGAGCCAAAAAAGATAAGCAAGCATTATTAAGAAATGCTAAGATAAGAATAAGTAATATTCACCCCGGAAGACTTTTAATGAACTTAAGGGGCTTAGATAAAATACTAAAATAGTATGCCGAAATTTAGCAGGAATTTTGTTGCAGGAAAAATGAACAAAACTTTTGATGAAAGAGTTGTTCCAAATGGAGAGTATATTGACGCTATGAACGTGCGTATGGGTTCAACGGAAAACTCTGAATTTGGAGTTATCGAAAACACAAAGGGAAACCTTCCGTTAACAGCCTTAAAATTTCTAAATACTCCTTTAAGCGTAGATGCAAGGTGCATAGGTGCTTATGAAGATGGAGCAATGGAGACAGTATATTGGTTTGTACATGACCCAAATTTCCCATTAGGACTAACGGGTAAGCTTGACTTACTTTTGTCTTTTAATACAAACAATTCATTCCTTACTTATCACGTTATCACTATAGATAATGGTGGTAATATAAATACAACTCTAAATTTTAATCCAAAGTATCTTATTACAGGAGTAAATAAAATAGAGAACTTATTATTTTTTACGGATAACTATAATGCTCCAAGAGTAATAAATATAAATAGAAATTATGCTGTGCCATCAGGTGCTCCATTAACAGATGCAGGCGGTATTGCAGCAGCATTGCTACTTGAAGAGTCACTACTTGTTATTAAGAAGCCACCTACTGAGTCCCCAACGGTTCAGTTATTAAATACTGTTGGTCAACAAAACTTTTTAGAACAGAGGTTTATATCATTTGCTTATAGGTATTTATATGCTGATGGAGAATATTCAGCTACTTCGCAGTGGTCTGATATTGCTTTTGCTCCAAATGGATTTGAGGTAACTGTAGAGGCATACTTGAATGAAGGAATGATAAACTCATTTAATGCTTGTAAAGTAACTTACTATACAGGAAACTCTCTTGTTGTTGGTATAGATTTATTATTTAAGCAATCAGAAAGCAATATAATTAAGATAATTGAAAAACAAAATAAGCAAGTCCTAGGAATACCCAATAATATATATACATCAATAAGCTTTGATAATAGTAAGATATTTACTACTCTTCCTGAGTCTGAGTTATTAAGGTTATATGACAATGTCCCAAGATTTGCTCAAGCACAAACCCTTATGGGTAATAGGCTAATGTATGGCAATTATATTGAAGGATATGACTTAGTAACTTCACTTGGAAACCCTGTTCAATTTACTTATGAGACAGCGTTAATTCAAGAGGAAATAGGACTTGACTCATTAGTAACATCAAAACAATCATCAACATATCTTATTGATGGAGGTCATGTAGTTCCATTTTCAATCTTAAGAATAGACTTTGCTAACTTAGTTCCATATGCATCTAATTTAATATCAGGAGCTTCTATTGGAATTAGTATTGAGTTTTCACATGAAAGTTTTACAGGTAGTCCTTCATTGATAGGAACAACGCCTAACACCTCTTTTTCAGAAACATTTTTTTTAACATCAAATTATAGCAGTCCGTATGATTTAGCACAAAGTGTTGAGTTCCAAGATTGGATTGGTACGGTTGCTAATATACTTCCTGTGTATGACCCTATTCCTGCGAATCCAACATCTTGCGATGGGTATACATTTACCGATAAATTCAATTGTTTAACACCTACTAATTTAGCTGCAAATTTTGAAAAGAGAGCAGCAGGTATTGATGCTGTAGGTGAACCAATAAAAATAATATCAAGTAATCTAAACAGCTATATCGACTTGCAGATAGTTGCTACTCAATATGAGGACACCACTAGCCTTGGTACTTATGGATATGAATATTATCAGATAACAAATGAAGCCGCTACATTTTCAAAGGTTGGGCAAATAAGAAGTTTGCATAGCAATAGAGGATATGAGGTGGGAATAGTTTATATGGATGATTTCCTTCGTTCATCAACAGCTCTTGTTTCAGTAGATAATACTGTTTACACTCCTTGTTCTTCATCTGTAAATCAAAACTCAATAAGAGTAACTATACCGACTTCACAAGTAGCTCCATATTGGGCAACTAGATATAAGTTTGTAATAAAGCCTGACCAAGAAGGGTATCAAACAGTATACTCAACATTACTTTATATAGATAGCGCCAATAATAACTTATATTGGTTTTTACTTGAGGGAGAAAATCAACAAAAGGTTGAGGTAGGTGATAGACTTATTGTAAAAAAAGACTCAAATGGAGCATCACAAGAATGTGTGTATACTACTGTTTTAGAAAAGGGCTCTCAAGCCTTTCCATTCCCGGGTGTATACATGAGATTAGAAACTGTTAATTTTGCAGCAACAGTCCCATCTATACCACCATATACAGACTCTGACACTGTTTGCTGTGGAACTATTAGTCCTGTTTATGTATCTTGGTCTGAGATTGGTGTGCCACCTAGAATTGACCTTGATGTTCCTGCAGGTTCGGTAATAGGAATTATGGCTTATACTTATCGACCTCCGGGGATTTTTGGATGTGATAAAAGAGAGATTAATCCGGCACAGGCATATGTTTATTTTACCGCAACGAATAATTACAACAATCTAGAAGATTGGTTCGTGTTTAATCAGGCAGCTATTTTATCAGCGTTGGGAGCACTTCCAAGTACGGGTATGACTATTTCTTATCAAGGTGCTTATGGCTTATCATTTTTAGCGATGAACAGTCTTGCACAGGGGGGTATAGATGAGGGTATAATGAAATTATACATTAATAGAGACCCTGCTGATAATCATTTAACTTTTTGGATAACGGGAACAGACTTTTGCACCAATAGTGTGCCTATTACTACAATTAAGTTTAAACTAAATAGAGCACCTGTTAGTCCTGACTTTGTATTTGAGACAGCTCCAATAGATGCGTTACCTGATGTGTTCTTTGAAAACAATTTATCGTTTGGGATTACGTCTATTGGCGAGCATGAAGGAAATGTAAAAAATCAAGACTTTTTAATGGGACAACCTGCAATTATAAATACAGGGTTTTTCAATTGCTTTTCATTTGGAAATGGAGTAGAGAGTTATAAAATTAGAGACTCAATAATTGGTAGAGAGTTTAATCTTGGGGAAAGAGTAACCTCAGTTTCTGCACAAGACTACAAAGAAGCGCATAGGTTCTCGGATATTACTTATAGTGGGATATACAACCCTGAGTCAAATCTAAATAAGCTTAATGAGTTTAATTTAGGTCTTCTAAACTATAAATATTTAGAGTCATCTTTTGGGTATATCTATATATTAGATGGTAGAGAGACTGATGTTTTATGTATCCAAGAAGATAAGATATCGTATGTATTAGCAGGCAAAAATTTATTGTCAGATGCAGGTGCAGGGCGAGCGCTACTTGCTGTACCTGAAGTATTGGGTACTCAGATTGCAAGAACTGAAAAGTTTGGTATAAGCCACAACCCTGAAAGTTATGTTCAATGGGGTGCTGATAGATATTTCACTGATGTAAAAAGAGGCGCTGTTATACAGCTCCAAGGAGACTCAGCACAAAACGATAAGTTACAGGTGGTATCAGAGTTTGGTATGCGAACATGGTTTAGAGATGAATTTATCTATTCACAGACTACGCAGAAACTTGGCAGATATGACCCGTATATGAATGAATATGTTTTGACTAGCAATGATATTAGTATCCCAATAGTAACGGAGTGTTTTGATTGCGACCAAGACAATACATTTTCAATAGACAACTCTTCTAACTCAACGGATAGAGAGATAAATTATTGTATTGAATTAAATGATTGTATTGGAATTGGAACTATTACCATAGCAACAACATCTATATCTTTAGGAGGAAGCTTTACTGTATCAGCTACCTATGATGGAACAACAACTTCAACATTAATAACAAGTGTCGGAATAGATACTGTTAGTTATAATGTAAATAATCCGTCTGTTCTTACTCTTGAAATTAATATAATTATATCTGCAGGCACAACAATTGGATTTGATATAAACAATGAATGTCAAGAATGCGAAAAAATGAAACTAATTGAGGTAGTAATTACTGATAATAGCAATGCAGGATTTTTCATTCATAATCAATATAACTATACTGATGTAACTATACCTTATACATCTCCATTACAGAGCAATCAAGTTACATTTGCTTCAGGTACAGCGGTTCCACTTGTTTCATATTATAATGCAGCGTCAGGATTCCAAGGACAGGGTAGCTTCCCTTATCCCGGAGTAGATATGACACTATATACAAATAAAATTGGGTTTGATAACTATGACTTTATTGACCCTCCGAATAGATTTTTATGGACAACTACAAATACTAATTATCCAAATACACCTGCATCTATAGCAATACTACTATCAATAGCAAATGTTGTGACTCCAATAGTAACTGTTGGAAATCAGAACTCCGCAGTTTTTTCTGTGCCAAGCTTATTTGATAATCTTTATTTGATTTGGGACTTAAGGAGTACCACTGAGGTTGAATTATGTTATAGCGAAGTGAGTTGTGATGTCGCTTGTCT